AACCTTCGTGGTTGATAAGCAAGCGAACATCGGGTGTCTCTGTAAGTGTCTTACGAAACGCGCCAGGTGCAATACGCTCAACGAATGGTAGAGGAACGCTTGAATCGTTAAAGACTGCTGCGTAACCTGAAAGGCGCATAGTGCCATCTTCAGCTTGTCGAGTTTCAATATCTCGAACTGTAAATGTACGGCGTTCTATCTTTTTCATTTTGCTCCTTGATTCGGCCTCAGCATCTAAGGCATCAATTTTTCTCTGTGACCAATTTTGGGCGTTATCGCCGAAATTGGAATCTCCACCCCAAAGAAGCCAAGCGACTAAACCTGCGCCTGGGTATTGGGAATTGGATGGATCATTATTCTTTGGTGCTTGTCCATCAACTTTGTGACGAGCAAACCAAGGTGCCATCTTGCGTACCTTGTTCTCTGAAATGCGACCTGCTGCCATTTCGCGTGCTTCACGCTTTGTAGCATCAGTTAAACCATCTCCCCCGAAACCTTCTTGCAGATATTTCAATCCACGCGCCGCATTATCACGAATGAACTGAGGCACTGATAAATCAACTGCTCTTACTTCTCCGATTGGTTGCATATCTTCGGCAATCGAAACTGCGACCATCTGAGAAATTGCATCTTCTTTTGTTTCGTGACATCCGATAGTGGTATAAGAACCATCTGATTCTTCTTTGACTGTTGCCCAACCTGAGCAATCTGATTGCTTATCACTGATTCCGTATGGCATTTGATTCCTTAAAGCATCGCTAGGATTTCAGCATCATCTTCAACGATGGAGAAATCAATCTGAGATATTGCGCTTGCATAGGCTCTACCAAAGAGAGCATCTGCAAATCCGAAATGAACCTTGGGAAGTATCGGCTCAATAATTGACGGCTCAACTTGGGGCAAAACGAAATTAGGCTGCACAAAGGCAATGCCAGGGCCGAATGAACCACCCTCAGTTTGCGAAACTGTGACGATTTGGGCGTTGAGTCCACCAAGATTTGCCTGGGCTGTAACACGGATCGTGTCTGCTGCTCTTGCCGTAGCAGTTAAGCCACCCAATGAAGAAGCACTAGAGGCGATTACAGACACTATTGCATTGGCGGTAGAGTAACTACCCCCAAGTGGTGCGTTCGCGCTTACAGGGTTGGTTACAAGGCTTGTGGCGGTACTTGTAGCCCCGTTTAGTGGTGCGCTTAAAGAGGAATTGTGAATAACCCCTGCGATTGCACTACTTGTAAGACTTCCTAGGCTTGAAGTGCCTACGCCTTCTTCGGTAAAGGCAAAGCCTTCGCCATCGAGTCCATACCCTGTGCTATCAAGAGGTGAGACATCCAGCGTGAAGCGCAGGAAACTCATTTAAGTTAGCTCGCTACGGAAAGACTTACAGTAAGTGATCCGCTTGGGATTGTGTAGGTATCACCTGCGGTGTAAGGATTTCCTGTAATCGTTCCTGAGAACAAGAAGTTTCCCGTAGTTAAGGAATCCCAAACCGTGAAGTAAGTTGCATCTTCGCTGCCTGCAATGTTTGTCCAAGTGATTGCAGCATCGCTAGTCAAAGCACCTGTTGAAGATGCTCCGAATGAAACAATCTTGCGAGTTGTCTCTGTAGCAGGATTGGCTGTGCCATTCGCGCCAGGGTCGGCGGTATGCAACTTCACATAGCCGTTGGTGACTGAGAACGCGGTGGCATTGCCAAGTGCATCAAGAAAAGAGTTTGCAAGATATGTGCTAAGACCTGTTGCCATTATTCGCCATCCTCGATTGTCTGCTCAATGATTTCAGAAATCTTGCCATCTTCATCACGGACTACCTTCCGAACGATGCGCTTGCGCTGTTCGACATTTTGGATATTGATTACGGCTGGCTCAACATTGACTGTTGGTGATTCAACTGTGACATCGGGTGCTTGAACATTGATGCGAGTTTCAGGCACATTTACGATTGTGTCAGGAACATTCACATCAACGAATGAGCGAGAGTTCACTTCATAGGCTGCCTGTGGGTTCGCAGGATCAATAGTTGAGATTTGCTGAAGCTGAGTTGAAGGAACGCCTGTGTGCTTCATTGAATCCATACCGATTGCTGAAAGCACCTCGGCAGGGTCAAATCCAACCTGAATCAACTTGGCAACGATTTCTGTGCGTAGTTGTAGGCCAACATCCTTGGCATCGGCTGCATCAATGTTTTGAAGAGGCACTCGATACTGATCCCCGTCTGTAATTGGAGTCATATCTTCCATCGCACGGACATCATTGAGGCTCATAAAGCCTTCACGTAGAGCCTTGGTATAGGCATCAAAGCGTTCGATTGTGGTGCCACGCAAGAGCGCATCAAGGTTGAAGCGGATGAAGGCATCCTGTTCAGGCAGCAAAGTTGAGAGTGCTTGCTCTAGGCGCTCCAAGAGTGGGCGTAGTGAGTGCTGAACAAATGAAAGGTTTTGGGCTTCAACGGATGCAAAGCTCATCGCACCGGCTACTGGGTGTCCAAGCAGCGAAATCGGTACATTGAAAATTCGGGCAATTTCTTCAACGCCGAACTTGCGAGCCTCAAGAAGTTGAGCATCGGCAGCGTTGATGGAAAGAGGCTTGAATGAACCGCCACCCGTGAGGATGCCAATTTTGCCAGCCTTGTAAGGCCCTGAGTGTGCGATATTCCAGTTGATTGCTAAATCTTCAACCTGCTCCTGATCCATCTCGCCAGGAACTTCAATCACACCACCGGGATTAGCAGCGTTTCCAAAGTAGGAAGCAGCGTAAGTATCAGCAGCGAGAGCGCCACCGACCACTAACCGGCAAGCCTCGATAGGGGATCGCCCACGAATTTCACCCGGTAGTAAGAAAGCGGGGATATGAAGAATGTCGCGTGTGGTGAGATACTGGACATCACCTGTGCGTGCTTCCTTGTATTCGTAATAAATTGGCTCGCCTGGTCTGCGGATGATCCGCACCTTGTCAGGATGTAGCACATAAACTTCAATGACTTCACCCATATCGTCACGGACTGTGAGAATGAAGGCATCTCCGCGCAAATCCATTGAGGTAATAACCTGCTCAAAGAATTCAAGGCGAGTCTGCTCAGGGTTTGGCTTGATAAGCCACTGTGGTGTTTCGCCATAGGCAGCAGCGTATGAAAGGCGCACGCGACCTCGGCGCACATAGGCACCGACTGGCAATGAAGCTACTGTGCCTGAACGAAGGCGAACACAAGAGAACACGGTTGAAATACGCATCGCTGTATCGGGATCAACATAGACACCTGAAACATCGGCTATAGGTGGTCTGCCTGGGATGAGTGGCCCAACCCAAGTATCACCTGCTGCACGCTTTTCATTTGAACCGCGCAAACGCTTAGATAAACTCATTATTCAGCCTTCTCTGTAATCCAAATGAGGAACGAACCAAGAACGATGCAAGCAATTGGGAGTGAGAACTGCATAATTCCATAGGTGACAAGAACTGCACCCGCAACTTCAGTGAGAATTGAAGGATCAATCTTTGGCAGTTTGAATTTCATCTCATCTCCTTAAATATCTATCGAAAAAAATCTAGTCACTGGCGCTTTAGGCTCAGGTGGTCTAGTTGCTCGGTCATAACCGAAGATTGAAGCAACGGCAGCATCCACTTTACGCTTGCTTGATGCTTTTGCCACCATCACGCCACGCGATGATTGCTTTGTAACGCAGTTGGCGATATGGCGAGCTAGTCGTTCGTCTCCATCGTGCGTGAATGATCCATTGACAACTGCTTCATAGAATTGCTGCGTTGCAGGAACCATTCTCTCCGCAGAGTTTGGATAGCTGACAACAGGTAGCCCTGCTTCATCAAGCACCATAAATGTTCTCTGCCATCGTGCGGGGTCAAAGACAACCTCTTTTACACTAAAGCGAGAATCTCGGTAGGCGTTGATAATGGTCTGCTCAACTTCAGCAATGGGAACGTGCCAATCTTGTGCATCTTCGGGGCGCTCCCAAAGACCAACAACTTGTAGGTGTGGCTTTTCTTCTCCCAAAAACCACGCCACCAATGCTGTTGAGTCATTGGAAAACGCTCCATCAAAAGCAAGGATACAATCCTCACCCACGATTGGCGCTCGGTCTTTTAGTTCGAGCGCATCCCACGCTCCACTTGGTAGCCAAGCGGTTGCAGTGGAAGTCCAAATGTTGAGGCGCTTAGTTTTGAACTCAGCCTCAGGGGTTAGCGCAAATGATGAGCGCATATCTGCAAGAGAAGTTAAATCATCAAACCCTGGGTTAGCCACTTCCCAAATCTTTTCGTCTGTGTAATCGTCTTTGTCATCGCCACCCCACCAAGCGAAGAAGAAGTTTGGATCATTGATTTCACCCTTGGCAATTTGGATGCTTCGGTTGAACATTGAATAGCAGAGTGAATCCTTGCCAGTTGAATCTGTGGTGACACCGGCTGTGGTGATTGCAACAAGCATCGGTTCTTTACGCGCACCCATCGAAAGCGACATAACATCGTAGAGTTCGCGGTTCGGCTGTGCGTGTAATTCGTCAAAGGCGATAAAGGTTGAGTTCAAGCCTTCTTTTGTAAATGATTCAGATGAGAGCGCCCGATAAACCGAGCCGGTCTTAGGGTTATGAATCACATCTCGGTAAGGCTGCAAGATTTCGCTCAGCTCAGGTTCAAGCTCAATGCAACGCTTTACGGTGTTGAAAATGATTTTTGCCTGATCCTTGTCAGCAGCGCAGGAAAATATCTGCCCACCTTGAGGCCCAAGAACTAACTGCTCAAGAACCAGGGCTGATAACCAGGCTGATTTGCCGGACTTGCGTGGCATCCCGATAAGTGCGCGGCGATGGCGCAGGGAACCATCGGCTGCCTCTGCGAAGAGGTGGCGAGTGAGTTCCTTTTGCCAGGGGCGAAGCACCAACGGATCGCCTGAGTTACCGGCAATTCCATCTTCGGTAATTTTGCAAAGAGCTTCAGCAAAGTCAATGACATCATCACCGCGACTGCGCTTCAAATCTACAGGCGCAACAGGTGAGAGATACTTTGGTGGCCAAGCCTTGATTTTCTTTGTAGCCACATAACCCCCCGGTTACTGTTTGTTTCTTGCCTCTCGCTTTGCAACGAGCTTATCCAAAGCGGAAACCGCTTTAATCTCGGCCACGCCCAACTTACTTCTTGAGGTTGGGTCAAAGCCAAGCGATGAAAGTGAATCTGTAAATGCCTTGTTCACTGCTACAAATGCGCGAGCATCTGCCGCTTCGTGAGTGGCAAAGTATTTCTGCCTTGCATACTCGCTCGCATCGGCAAGGCGAGCCGCGTTCTCGATTGCTTCTCGATCCGATTGCGGTGAGAGCCACGCGATTGCTACATCCCAAGCGCGTTCCCAAAGTCTAAGTCCAGCCTTGCCTAAATCGGCAGGTGGTTCAGGCGT